GTACTATATTAGAATACCAGAGCACGTTGTGAACGATCTTTCATGGTACGAAGACACTGAGATTAAACTAGAACTCTCAGGAGACGAACTCATTCTTTCAGAAAAAGAAGATTGACAACGCATAGATAATACTGTATGATACTGAAGTAATTACACTCAATTATGGCTAAAGGATTTACTGTAAAAGCAAAAGCCCCAACCCCATCGACTCAAGGAGATGAGTGGGACTATGATAGAGCAAGAGAACTTGTAAGAGGCAAATCAATTGTATTCTGTCTTGCCAGGTAGAGGTGTTTCGTATATCTATCTGAAAAACTTTGTACAACTTTGTTTTGACTTAGTGCAAGCGGGAGCCAGCATTCAAATCTCGCAGGACTATTCATCAATGGTGAACTTTGCAAGATGCAAGTGTCTAGGTGCGAATGTGCTGCGAGGACCCGATCAGATTCCCTGGGACGGAAAACTAAATTATGATTGGCAACTGTGGATTGATAGTGATATTGTTTTCAGTACAGAAAGTTTCTGGCAATTAGTTCTCATGGAGAAAGATATTGCAGCAGGTTGGTATTGTACCGAAGACGGCCGCACAACCTCAGTGGCACACTGGTTAGAAGAGGATGACTTCCGTAACAATGGTGGAGTCATGAATCACGAAACCATTGAAAGCATCTCCAAGCGTCGCAAACCATTTACAGTTGACTATACTGGATTTGGTTGGCTTCTGATCAAGAACGGAGTCTTCGAGCACTCGGAGATGAAGTATCCCTGGTTTGCACCCAAGATGCAAGTCTTTGAATCTGGTGAGGTTCAGGACATGTGTGGAGAAGATGTATCGTTCTGTTTGGATGCAAAGGAAGCAGGCTTTGAAATCTGGTGCGACCCTCGTATTAGAGTCGGTCACGAAAAAACAAGAATTATTTGATATGAAAACGGAAACTTACAATATTCTTTGTAAGGGTAGACGAATTTATACTGGTCTTACAGAGGAAGAATATTTCAATGTAATGGAGGATCTGTCGATAGAATTTTATCAGACAGGTTCTCCACGACCTGAAGATCTTGAAACTGAAATTTTATTGGAGGATAATCAATGGCTGCAAAAGCAAAAGGTGGACTGAATAAGAATAGTTCTTATATTCCAGGACCTCCTAAAAAGTCTCGTCAAGGAGACGGTATGGGAACCAAGTATGCTGCTTCGTCTCGTAATGGAGCACGTAAAAAGTACAGAGGGCAAGGTAAGGGATGATTGATGATGATACACAGGCTTGGGAAGCCTATCCACAATATCGTTGGGTTTTTAATAAACTTGAGGTTGCAATGCGATTTCAATATGAGTGTGGACCTGCCTGTGTTCCAATTAAGAAGAAAGGTGCATATATTGTACGACCAATTTATAATTTATTTGGACAAGGTATTGGAGCCAAAAAAATTGATTTGGATCCAAAAATTCATACCGAAGACATGATTCTTCATAAATTTGTTCCACCAGGTTATTTTTGGTGTGAATATCTTATGGGGGATCATTTTAGTATTGATTACAAACGGGAAAATAATCGTTGGATTCCATTCAGTGCCATGATTGGTACTCATGAGAAGGAGGATAACCTAGTTCGATTTGAAGTTTGGGAAAAAGTAAATATCCCCGATTTTAAACTACCTGATTTTATTCAAGAAATTGACGTAGAATACTTAAATATTGAGTCTAAAGGTTCAAATCCTTTTGAAATTCATCTCAGAACTGGTAATGATCAGATATGGGATCTTCCTCTCGGATCAAAATTATATCCATCATGGGACAAATCTGATGAAGATAAGAGGAAAGATCTTAAATTTTCACCAAATTTGCATTCTGACACTCGATATTATGCTGCAAACGGTTATCTGAACGATGTAAGACTTGGATACTACGTTCAGGAAGCACAATAAATAGATTTTTTACAAAAAAATTGAGTTGAAACAGTTTTCAATGGGTAAACACCTGCTCCTAGAGGTGTACAATGTTGATTTTAACCTTATCAATGACGTTGAATCTCTACAAAACGTCATGATCAAGGGTATTCAACGTGCAAAGATGACAATTCTGAACACCTTTTCACATTGTTTTCTTCCACAAGGATGTACAGTTGTTATTGCACTGTCTGAAAGTCATGTTTCATGTCACACATGGCCAGAAAATGGGTGTTTGGCAGTCGATGTTTACACTTGTGGTGAAGGAAATCCACGTTTGATTGCTCTAGAAGTATTGAAATATTTGAATTCCGACTCATATTCACTCAGAGAACTGGATCGTTAAATAGAAGTAAGGAGATAGCAACCTCCTTTATAAAAGTTCTGTTTTATTAACTTAAAACAGGAGCTAAAATGTCTAATTTACCAGTCGATAGAGACCCGAATTACATGAGAGAAATGTGGGGAACTGCCAAATTAATCACAGATTATGATTCTACATCACAAAAACGAGTAATTCAAGAGGTTATACACGATTTGGCACCACGTCATGATCTTAAAAAACAAGTTGAACTACATGAAAAGATTCGTAATGATGAGGATTACGATGATTGGGAGTATGGAACCGAACCAACCTATGGATCTCCCTGGAAGTAAATATAAATAAAGCAAAGAAAACTCTTGATCGATGGCAATACAGAGGACCTCTAGATCTTTTAAGGATATTAGTTTATCATTTGAACCACATCCAGTAACAAAAGATCTGCAGATCCTCAAAAATGAGTCTGCGATTCGTAGATCCGTAAGAAACATTGTTGAAACCATCCCTACAGAAAGATTTTTCAATTCATCTTTTGGATCTGACGTAAGATCAAGTTTATTTGAATTTGTCGATTTTGGTACTGCATCAGTTATTCAAAATCAAATTGAAATTGCAATAACCAACTTTGAACCTAGGGTTGAAAATATTAATGTTGAAGTTGAACCTAACCCAGATGATAATACATTTAACGTTGTTGTAATCTTTGATATTATCGGTCAAGAGTTTCCGACTCAAGAATATTCATTTCTCTTAGAGGCAACAAGATAAAATGCCTTTCACTAAGTTTACCAATCTAGATTTTGATCAGATTAAGACTTCTATCAAAGATTATATCCGTGAGAACTCAAACTTTACGGACTTCGATTTTGAGGGGTCTAACTTTTCAGTTCTTATTGATACGTTAGCATATAATACTTACATTACAGCATTTAACTCGAATATGATTGTAAATGAGTCTTTCTTAGACTCTGCAACTCTTCGTGAAAATGTTGTTTCACTTGCAAGAAATATTGGGTATGTTCCAAGATCTAGATCTGCAGCAAAGGCAAGAATATCTTTTGAAATAACTGGACTCGTAGATGGGTCTGGACTACCAACGACGCAAACACTGACTCTGAAGGCAGGTCTTGTTTGTACAGGAGATGTAGAAAATACAAATTATGTCTTTTCGATTCCAGAAGACATCACAGTTCCAGTAAATTCTTCTGGAACTGCATCATTTAATAATATAGAAATTTATCAGGGAACTTTTCTAACAAATAGATTCACATATGATGGATCATTAGATCAAAGATTTATCTTGAATAACTCTTTTATTGATAGTTCGACAATTAAAGTTTACGTCAGAAAAACCTCAGAAAGTGGACTGGGATATGAATATTATCAAGTAGAAGATATTATCAATGTAGGATCAGAGTCAAGAATTTATCTGATTCAAGAAGTACAAGATGAGAAGTATGAAATACTGTTTGGTGATGGATATATTGGAAAAAAACTGGGTAATGCAACAAATGAAGATGGAACTGTTATAACTGTTAATTATATTATAACTGACGGTAAGGATGGTAATGGTGCCTCTCGATTTTTATTCTCTGGAACACTTGAAAATTCTGATGGAAATATTCTTCCACTAAACACTCCTGTATCTGTCACAACAAATCAGGCATCACAGAATGGTGATGATATTGAGAAGATTGATTCAATTAAGTACTTTGCTCCAAGAGTTTACTCCTCTCAACATAGAGCAGTAACGGCAAATGATTATGAAACAATTATCAAAAGAATCTATCCAGATACTGAGTCAGTATCGGTTATTGGTGGTGAAGAATTAGATCCTCCAGAATATGGAAATGTTCAGATTAGTATCAAACCAAAAAATGGAACTTTTGTATCTGACTTCAATAAGACACGAATTTTAAATGAACTAAAAAAGTATAGCATTTCTGGTATCAATCAAAAGATAATTGACTTAAAAGTTTTGTATGTTGAGATTGACTCTTCAGTTTATTTTGATTATTCAAAAACATCCTCAGCATCTGCTTTAAAAACTAAGGTTACAAACTCTCTCACAAAATATGCAAATTCTATTGATCTGAATAAGTTTGGTGGAAGATTCAAATATAGTAAAGTATTACAACTTATTGACAATACTGATTTTGCCATAACATCAAACATCACTAAAGTTCGTATTAGAAGAGATCTAAAAGCACTTTTAAACACATATGCACAATATGAACTCTGTTTTGGAAATCAGTTTCATGTTGGGAAAGATTCTTACAATATCAAATCAACGGGATTTATTGTAGAAAATGATCTAGATACAGTTTATATTACTGATAAACCAAATGCAGATAAAAAAACTGGTGTTCTTTCTATTGTAAAACCAATATCAGAAACAGAAACTAGAGTTGTTATTAAATCTGTTGGTACAGTTGATTATGTAAAAGGGGAAATAAATTTAGGAACCCTGAATATCATATCAACATCATTACCAAATAACATTATCGAAATTCAGGCAGTACCAGAATCAAATGATGTTATTGGTCTTAAAGAATTGTATTTAAGTTTTAGCATTGATAAAAGTGAAATAAATATGGTAAGAGATGTTATATCTTCTGGTGAAGAGATATCTGGAACCGAGTTCTCCAAAAACTACTATACATCTAGTTACTTAAACGGAAATTTAATAAGAAAGTAATATGATACAAACTGGGTTTGATTCAAGAGTTAAAGTTTATCAAGTTATTGAAAATCAACTTCCAAGTTTTATTTTGGATGAAAATCCAAAAGCTTCAGAGTTTTTAAAACAATATTACATATCTCAAGAATATCAGAGTGGTCCAGTTGATGTCGCCGAGAATTTAGATCAATATTTAAAGTTAGATAATCTTACACCAGAAGTTATCGTTGATAGCACATATCTAACATCTGGCATAGGAACTGTCAATAAAATTACAATTAATGTAAACAGCACTAAAGGATTTCCAAAACAATATGGTTTATTAAAAATTGATAATGAAATTATCACTTATACAGGAATTACTACAAATTCTTTCATTAACTGCCATAGAGGATTCAGT